GTTTAAAAAACTTCAAACTCAACTTGAGCAATCTACTAAACAAGAAATTAAATTACCTAAGTCCGATGAAGACATAGATGCTTGGGCAAAGCAGTATCCTGACGTAGCCGCTATTGTAGAAACTATTGCAATTAAAAAAGCACGTGAGCAATCTGCAGGTCTTGAGGATCGTGTAAAAGAGATTGACGAAATGCGAGCTAATGCATCTCGTGAAAAAGCTGAATCTGAATTGATGAAAGCTCACCCAGACTTTGGTGAAATACGTGACAGTGATCAGTTCCATGAGTGGGCAGACGAACAGCCTAAGTGGATACAGGACGCACTGTATGAAAATGATAATGATTCCCGTTCCGCATCACGTGCAATTGATTTGTACAAAGCTGATATGGGTATTAAAACAAAGAAGAGTGCAAGTCCTAAAGACGCTGCACGTTCAGTGAATAGTCGTAATAACCGTAGTGCGCCCGATACATCTGATACCTCTGGTACTTTTAAAGAGTCACAAGTAAATAAGATGTCAGCGCAGCAGTATGAGAAAGCTTCCGATGCAATCATGGAATCAATCCGTACTGGTAAGTTTATTTACGATATGTCTGGTAATGCTAGATAAACCTATTGACATACAAAAATATCTATGATATAACTGTATATACAATGTAGTAGTGCGGCCCCTATATGGACTACCCGCACTACCACTAATTAAACTTCCACGCAAACAACAATAACGCTTTCGGACAACCTAATGTCTCATGGCCCGTTATACTAGAAGGTAGGCCAACTTTCTTGTAAACGCACCCTAGTAGTAATTAGCCTCTGTATAAGTCATTAGTCGTTTGCATCTGTATCTAATGCTAGGAGAATTAATATGGCATTCGGAACCGCTGCTGGTTATGGCAACTTACCAAACGGTAATTTCTCACCAGTTATTTATAGCAAACAGGTGCAACTTGCATTCCGCAAAGCATCTATAAGTGAAGCTATTACGAACTCAGATTATTTTGGCGAAATCGCCAATATGGGTGACTCAGTAAAAATTATTAAAGAACCTGAGATCACTGTACAAGCATACACTCGTGGTACAACTATTACGCCACAAGACTTGGACGATGAAGATTTCTCGTTAACCATTGATAAAGCTAACTATTTTGCTTTTAAAGTCGATGATATCGAGGAGGCCCACAGCCACGTCAATTTCCAAAGCCTTGCTTCGGATCGTGCTGCTTATCGTTTAGCTGACCAGTTTGACCAAGATGTTCTTGGCTATCTGACAGGCTTCAAACAGTCTGCAACTCACGGCTCACCTGATACTGTTAACACTACTACTAACGGTTCAGTTGCAGTTTCAACTGCAGGTACTGACGAACTGTTGTCATCTATGAAAATTACTGCTGGCAACTTTGGTGGTACTGCTGGTCAAGCACTTGCTCTTGCCGCACGTACTGGTGGAGCTACAGACGCTACACCTGCCGCTGGTGATACTTTCCCACTGACAGTTATCGCACGTATGTCTCGTCTTCTTGACCAGCAAAACGTCGATACACAAGGTCGTTGGTTGGTAGTCGATCCAGTATTCATGGAACTTTTGAAAGACGAAGATTCTCGTCTGTTCAATGCTGACTTCGGTGGTTCTGGTCTTCAGAATGGTCAAGTTGGAACTAACATTCATGGTTTCCGTGTATATCAATCTAACAATTTGCCAACAGTTGGTACAGGTCCATCCTTCACAGGTACGAACTCTACTACTAACTATGGTATGATTGTTGCGGGACACGATTCATCTGTTGCAACTGCCGAGCAGATCAACAAGACTGAAACATATCGTGATCCAGATTCATTCTCCGACATTGTTCGTGGCATGCATCTATACGGTCGCAAGATTCTTCGTCCAGAAGCTCTTGTGAACGCTAAGTATCATTTGGCATAGGGGGGTATAGAATATGGCTAATTTAGCAACAGCAGATCATGCTGCCGTAGGCAACACTGCACGGGGACGTTCCCCATACTTAGTGCAAAACACTATTGACATTGCAGCTGCAATTGTCCTCAAAGGTAGCGACTTCGCTGCCAACGATACTATGGAAGTTTTAAACGTACCTGCGGGTTCGGTAGTTCTTTCCGCTGGTATTGAAATCTTGACTCAAGTTGATGGTACTTGTACTCTCGACATGGGTTACACTGGCGCTGATCCAGCTGCTATTGACTTGTATGTCGATGGTTTTGACGTAGTTGGTGGAGCGGTGGGTGCTTACTCAACAACTCCAGCTACAGAAGCTGCACAAATCCAAGTTATTGGTTCTGGTGCAGGTACAGATATTATTTCTGTTAAATTTGCAACGGAAGGAGATGTTACCCTTGGTAATCTCCGCTTCTGGGCGCTTTTAATGGACGTATCTGATCTTGGTTCAGGTGATCTTCAAGCTGCAGAAGTAGATCGTGACGCACTGGCTTAACTGCTAAACTTAGGGGGCTGGTGCATTTACTGGCCCCCTTATTATGTCAAAAGGATTAAGCAATGACTACGTATATTACGTTAGTAAATCAGTTACTTCGTAGAATTAACGAAACTGAACTGGCTGCAACTGGTGACGGTTTTGATAGTGTTCGTAACTTACAAGCTCTATCTAAAGATGCTATTAATTCTAGCATACGAGAAATTTTACAAGTATCGCAAGAGTGGCCTTTTACTTTTACTACTTATACCCAAGCAATGACAGCAGGTACTGGAGTATACTCTTTTCCTGCAGATTTTTCTAAAGTTGATTGGGATACTTTTTATATTAAAAAACATGCTACTTTAAGTAACGATCCTAAGAGATTACCAGTGATACCGTACACGGAATATTTAAAAACGTATCGTCCTTCAGAAGATGTAGGTGGAGATACAGCTAGAACAATACCTCAAGTAATATACCAAACTCAAGAAACTAAGTTTGGCGTTACTCCTATTCCAGATGCTGCCTATGATGTTGAGTATCGTTACTGGTCTTTTCCTGATGACTTGTCTGCCTATAATGATGTCTCTGTTATACCTCAAAGATTTAATACTGTAGTTATTGATGGTGCTATGATGTACACTATGCGGTTTCGATCCAATGACCAAAGCGGTCAAATACACGAAAAGAAATTTAAAGATGGTATAGATAATATGAGGCGTCTTTTGTTAGATTCACATTTACACGTAACGTCTACTGCAAGAGGCTCACTCTTTAACTCAAGTTCTGGTACTCGTTAATGGCGGAACAATTATCTACATTTGCTACGCCTTGTAGTGGTGGCCTTTTTAACAATCTTGATCCGCTTACTCACGGTGGTCAGTTTGCCGGGTCTGCGTATAGTTTAATTAACTATGAACCTGCTCTTTTGGGCGGGTATCGTCGTATTAGCGGTTACGCAAGATCGTATGGTGAACTTACAGGTGACTCAACTAATAGTGTCCCTGTCTTGGGGGTGCATGTTTCTTCGGATATACAACAAGGCATATTCGGAACAAGAAAACCTGCTAGTGGAAATAACTACCTGCATTGGTACAACCACTACTACACGGTTGTTGTAACTAGTGGAGAGGGCACAGACCTCACAGTAGGTGAAACAGTTACAGGCGTTGTAAGCGCAGCTGATGACACAGGTGTAGCAGCTACAGGTACAGTAGTATCTACTGCAGCTAATAGTGTTGTTATTAATTTTGGAAAACTACCTACTGCAATATTTGCTACAGGTAATGTTATTACAGGTGGTACATCGGAAGCGTCAACTGCAGTTACCGCAACTCCTACAGTTATAGGCTGGACTGCTGTAGACTCTAGCCTTGTAGCTAATGACAGGGATGGCGTATGTGCCGCACAGACTACTGGTGGCGCTGCTAACCTAGTTATTAACGGCGCTCTGCACTCAAGTAACACAATTAATTTTACTACTGCTGCATCTTTACAACCTAGAAAGGTTACTATCTTTTCTGCTGGTGGAGATGTATCAGGTATAACTCTTACTGTTACAGGAACTGATTATTTAGGTTCGGCATTAGTTGAAATAATAACAGGCCCAGCTGCAGATGCTACAGTAACAAGTACAAACTTTTTTAATACAATTACTCAGATAGCAGCTAGTGGTGCCGTTACAGGTAATATTGAGGTAGGCTCTGGCGCTGGTCAGTACAGACCCGTTGCTCCTACTATGACGGGTGTTACACAAGTACGTTTTGAAAACTTTAACTGGGGTGCTCCTAAGTTTGCATTGGTTGATGGTATTAACCCAGCGGCTACTTACGATGGTAGTAACTACATACAGGTCACAGATAGTAATGCCCCTACTGACCCTACACTAGTTGCAGTTTTTAATAACCATTTATTCTTAGCTGGAGATGCAGGAGAACCTTACCACCTACACTTTAGCTCACCTGTATCTGAAACAGACTTCAACCCTGCTAACGGAGCGGGAGTAGTCAATGTAGGTTTTAAGATAACTCAGATCAAAGCCTTCCGTGATCAGCTGTATATCTTTGGTGCAAATAATATTAAACGCCTAGTAGGGGATAACCAAGCTAACTTTGTGTTACAAAATGTAACAAGTAACTTAGGGTGTACGGCTCCCGATAGTGTAGTAGAGTTTAATGGGGAGCTTATCTTTCTAGCCCCCGATGGTGTACGTCCTATATCAGCTACAGATCGTATTGGCGATATTGAGCTTGCCTCTCTATCAAAACCCATTCAGTCTATCTTTGATTCCTATACTGAAAACGAAGACCTAACTACAATTAAAACAGTTGTATTAAAAAAGAAGTCTCAGTTTCGTATGTTCTTTCAAGATCAAGAATCACTAGGTCTTATTGGTGGTGTTAGGCGTAGTGGAGATGCGGGTAGAGGCTTTGAGTTTTCTCAAATTGTTGGCATAGAAGTTAATCAAGTTTCAAGTGGCTATATAGATAAAGAAGAGTTTATTATACATGGAGACTCAGCGGGATTTGTATCACGACAAGAAACAGGAAACGACTTTAATGGTAATGCTATATTTAGCTACTTCCAAACTCCCTTTATATATATGGAAGACCCAGAGGTTCGTAAAACTATTTACAATGTAAATACTTACATGAGGTCAGAAGGTGTAGTTAGTATAGCAATGGGTATTGAGTATGACTACGGTGATACATCTTTAACTTTAGCTTCAGATTACTCTATAAGCACAGAAGGCGCAGCGGCATTTTACGATAAAGCTAAATTTGATGCTGCAGAAATATACGATGGTAATCCTTCTCCTGTTAAATCAACAAACGTGTCAGGTTCAGGTAAATCAATATCAATTAAATATGTAACAAATGGAACAGACCCTAGCCATACTATTCAGGCTTTTTCTATTACATATGGTCTAGGGGACAGGAGATAAAATATGGCAGGTTATTCACGGCAGTCTACTTCAGATATCGTACCTACAGCAGTTGTCAAGGCGGCACCTATTAATGCAGAGTACAACAAGCTAAGAGATGCTTTTACTTTTAGTAGTTCCGCAACTACAGGTCACAGGCATGATGGTGATAGTGATGAAGGCTCTTATGTACCTTTAATAGCTGACCCAGATGCGTTAAATAAAATAGTTGTTGATACTGGTAACAATAGGC